ATGGTTCATGATTGGTTTCAGGCTGTGATGCTGGTGTGCTTTATCGGAGCTTCAGGAGGGATGCTAGGGACCTACTGGGATTGGTTGTTTAAGTTCGATAACTACTGGTTTGCTGGATTCTTTGTTGGATTGGCAGGGTTCTTCCTATTACCTCTTGGCATTCCTTGGTACCTCATACTCGGTAGATCGTTCTTACTGGCTATCCTCTGGGGTGGATGGTGTGCAATTTTTGGTAATGATGTTGTAGAAGAGTTTGGGAGAGGAGCCTTTGCTACGGCTACCTTAACAATGCTATGAAACAATTACGATCCCGTAAATGGGATTTCCTAACAGCTGACGAGCCGAACGGGCAAGGAAATACGTCTACTCGGTTCGTCAGATGTAGGTATTGTGGGTATCCTATTGATATTACCAAGAGGTCAAGCGGAGAACATAGTAACTCTACAACGATTGGATGTCCTATGTGCGAATCACCATCTTTTAACGAGGTGTACAGATGAGAGCAAGACGATATATGGGGATGAAGGCTCGAGATGAATCTATAAATTACGGAAGAAACGCTGATGTTTCTGACCATGATGGATATATAAAGTGTTCTCATTGTGAATTTCTTGTAAGCCTAAAAAGAGTAAAGTCTGTAAGAGACGGCATTTCTCTTGAAGAAAAAACTATTAAATATGATTTTATAAAGTATGACAAGGATAATAACTATAATTGCGTTCTTCCTTACGACTCCAGAGAAAAGACAGTGTACGATCCTGTAGTCTCTGCTGGTTGTCCTAAGTGTGGTACGTATCTTTACAAAGAGGTCTTAGATGGCTGATTTTCCTTTATCTATAAAGAGCTTTGATAATCCCGAAGGCACGGACTTACAGACGTCTCCAAGCCATGCAGAACAACACTCTGACGCTAATGATGAGATTACTGCCATAGAAACAGCTTTAGGTGTTAACTTAGCCAACGTTTATGCTGCTACTGCGGGCACAGCTTTAGAGACAACAGTAACAGCAAACGGTACAGCTATCACAGCTAATACAGCAGCTATTTCAACCAACGCATCTGATATATCAACGTTAGATTCTACCAAAGCTCCTATAGCCTCACCAACATTTACTGGTACAGTTACAATACCAGCTACTGCTGGTGTTGTTATGGCTAACACTGCTGGAGTTTTATCTGTATCAACAGGCACTGCTAACTATGTCTTAACAAGCAATGGAACGGCTGTTCCAACGTTTCAGGAGATACCTACACAAGTGCCAGGAACTGTTGCCTTAGGAACTGCTGGAATTGTATTAACTAACACTGCTGGGGCTTTATCTTCTGTGGCGTTAGGAACAGCAGACCAAGTTCTTACAAGCAATGGTACAGCGGCTCCAACGTTCCAAGATATTCCATCTCAAGTAGATGTTCAGACATTTACATCAAGCGGAACTTGGACAAAACCTTCTTTCGGAACAATAGCACGAATACAATGCTGGGGAGGAGGTGCTGGTGGGGCTTCTGGGTCTCCAGATGGTGGAGGTGGAGGCGGAGCATATAAAGAAGAATGGATACTATTGTCATCATTAGGTGCTACTGAATCAGTTACTATTGGAGCTGGTGGTACTGGACATAACTGGGGTACTGACGGAGATAATGGAGGTAATACTACTTTTGGTTCACATCTAACAGCTTATGGTGGTGGAGGAAACGGTAATGGTGGAGGGTTATGGGCAGTAGCCGAGGGTGCTTCTGGTGGAGGTTCAGATTCAAGCTCGACATTACCATCACTACCATCGTCTGATTTTGGTGGTGGAGGTGGTTGTTCAGGAAGTGCTAATGGAGGAAATGCTATTTGGGGAGGTGGCGGAGGCGGAGGTGGCGGAACGAATAATGGTGTTGGTGGAAAAAGTATTTTCGGAGGAGCAGGAGGAAATTCTGCTACATCTTCTTCTGGGACAGGTTCTCCAGGAGTACAACCTGGTGGAGGCGGAGGTGGAAGCGGACAAGGCGATGGATGGGGTGGAGATGGTGCAGATGGTCAATGTATTGTAACAGTATGGTAAGGAAAATGGGAGATATTATTATGAAGATAAAAATAGGAGATAAGTTAGTAGAATGTGATAAAAGAGGAATCATCAAGGCAACAAGTAAGGAAATTAAACACGCTGATGGTAGGGTCGATATGGAGATCCATATTCCCTGCCTTAAAATACAAGGTAAGAAAACTTAACAAACAAGGAGAAATACAATGGCATCAGGAATCTACAATCGTTTTAAAGCTAACCTTATGAACAAAGTAGTTGATTTAGAGGGAGATACAATTAAAGTTGCATTGCTTGACGACTCTCACGCTTTCTCAGCTACTGACAATGTCTGGGGAGATGTATCAGCTAATGAGATATCTGGAACAGGATATACAGCTGGTGGAGCAACTTTAGGAACAAAAGCAGTAACACAAGCGGCAACTACTAAGTGGGATGCTGCCGATACTGAATGGACGTCTGCTACATTTACAGCTTATCATGCAGTCATCTATGACACGACAGCAACAAGCAATCTTATTGCTTCTATCGACTTTGGTGGAGCTAAGACTGTTAGTTCAGGTACGTTTACCATTATTTGGGATGGTGATGGGATTATCACGTTAGCATAAGGAATTAAATGTCAAAGATAGTAACTTATTATTTTGATAGCTACACAGGTTCTAGTTGGACAGATCCAGGGAATATGTTTGATGGTAGTTTATTAACATACTCATCTGCAACTTCTAGTGTAAGTTGTGATGCAACTGGAAATACTTGTGATGGCACTGGACCTACAGGTGCAGGTGAAATAACTCAAGTTCGTCTTGGCGTATATGGAACTTCAGGAGAATATGACACACTTTATGCTACTATAGAGTATGATGGGGTAACAGTTTCAAGGATCATTAGTTTTAATACACACTACGGACCAAAATGGTCATATTATGATATAACAAATGTTAATGATACGAATGGAGACCCAGATGGAGATTGGACTTGGGCAGACATAGAGACAATAACATTCACAAATCTCATTCAAACTGTAGAGAATTTTTTTGGTGCACATGATGTTAGGATGTATAAAGTAGTTGTAGAAGTAACGTACGCATCTACAGACGTTGAGCCAACAGCATTAGCTCTGACAGCTACTTTAGAGACTCCTGAAGCAACAACGCCTACTAATTTTGTAGATACAGCTAAAGAACTAACACTAGCTCTAAAGGCACCAACGGTTAGAATTGATAATAGCAACATTATTACATCACAAGACCTAGCATTAACTTTAAAGGGCATTACCACTTCTTATTCTATTACATCTACAACCGGTGCATTAAACTTTTCACTACATGCACCTACTGTAACACTATCATCCTCTGCAACAACAACGGCACTAGCGTTAACATCTACCCTGAATGATCCGGGTGTAGTAGGAGGAGCAGTTATAAGTGCTACTAAACAAGAATTAGTAACATCATTAAAAGACCCAACACTTTCATATGATTATTCATTTACAGTAACAGCTTTAGAACTAACACTAGCATTATCTGATCCTCAATGTAGTATAGATTCTACAAGCTCTTCTTCTGCTCTAGACTTAACTCTTACATTTAATGATCCTACATATAAAAGTGATACATATATTTATCCTAGTTTTCTTAGTCTTAATCTCAGGCAAAGAGCATCAGAGATACAAAGATACATCTATGACCCTATTGTAAAAGGAGGATGTCCTCAATGTGGAACCTTATTATATTATGAAGAACCTAGTTCAAACAACCCTGTTGGTGGAAGAAGGGTTAGGTCTAGAGCTATCCATGCAGGTAGGAATCGTGACAGGGGAACATATCATGATAATAAGTACGTTAAGTGTGCAAGGTGTGGGTTTGTGTGCAATACAGAAAGAGACCTGTCAGCATCAAGAGGGTCTAACTTAGGGTGGAGTATCAACTATACAGAAATAGAGGCAGGATAAGGAGATATAGATGACAGTATATAAAGAAGGAGAGACACAATGACAAGAGAACAAATAAGGGATGTTGTCAGGAAAAGACTTGGAGAAACTACGTCTGCCTTCTGGACTGACGCAGAGCTAAACACATATATTAACTTAGGGTGTAAAGACCTTGCTTGGAGAACCAAATGCCTTAGATCAAACGGTACGTTTGGTGCTATCAGCTGTGCGTCGAGCACTGTTAGTGCTAAGTCTAACGAATATACTCTATCATCAGTTCTTGACGAAGACTTTTATGCTGTTACCGAAGCGTATTTTAAAATAGATGGCAAAGACTTTGAAAGGCTTATCCCAACAACACGAGAAGAACTTAGCGTTTTACACCCTGAGTGGCAGTCTTTGGTTGGATACACTTATTCCAATACTTCAAGCGGTGTAACGACTTACAACTATACATCTGACCCGTCAACCCCTACTCATTATTACTGGAGCAGGGAAGAAGATGTGTTTGGTCTTTACCCGCCTCCGGATGATGACCAAGCAGGTTCAGATTATATTAAGTGTTACTACACTTATAAACATACAGACCTATCCTCAGACTCAGCAACTCCTTCTATTCCTGAGCCACTGCACCTTGCTGTCGTAGACTTCGCTGTGGCTTCTGGGTTTGAGGATAGGGGCTGGGGCGATAGGGCTAATGATTTCTGGAACAAATACTTTACAAAGATTAAGGACTATGAAGTAGAGACCAAAAACGAACGAGAAGATGAAGAAGTTATAATGAAAGGATACCGGAATATCTAATGGGACTAACAGCAGAACTTAAGAAATGGTACATTAAGACCATACCTGGCATGAACAATAAGGTTGAGGACTTTGACCTTAAAGATCGTTGGGTAGAGGTTGCTCAGAACTGTAGGTTTGACTCAGAGCCAGGAGCAGTTGACAAGCGTGACCCTGTGTCCTTCTTAAACACTTCTGATTATGGTGGACCTGTTACTGGTCTGTATCGTTACTATACATCAAACGGAGGAGCTCACTGGGTATCCTCGTGCGATACAAAGATTAAATACACAACCGATGCAGGTACTGCTACAGACCTACGTACTGGTCTGACGACAGGTAAGAGAACTACATTTGTTACTTATAAGGACTTACTCATAGGATCTAACGGGTATGATAATATCTGGGTGTGGGATGGTGACACTACAAACAAGGTTACTTGGGAGCTTGGTGCGTGTAAGGCTCTGTCTTCTACAGCATCTGGTAGTATGGATAATAACGTTTATTATTACGCAGTAACTATAGGCAGTGCAGATGAGTACGTATGTGGTGCTGTTAGCAATACTATCTCTGTTGGGACTTCAGGTGCTGCACAGTTATCAAATATCCCTATGGGTCCTGCAGGGACAACAGCTCGTAGGCTTTACAGGACTGAAGGCGGTGGTAGTACTCTGTATCTTATTGACACCATATCAGACAATACAACCACAGAATATACAGATACGATAGCTGATACGACTGCGACTCCATATCCTGCCGTTACAGATGATATGCCTAAAGGAACAATGTTAAAGATTCATAGGGAGCGTCTCTTTATATCAGGTGACCCTAATGACCCTAACAAAATATATTACGCTAACCCTTACTTACCACACTACATACAGCAAACGACTAACCTTGATTATATGGAGATTAGTCCTGATGATGGTGACGAGATTATGGGTATCCCTATTCAGTTAGGGGTTATGGTTTGTATCAAGAAAAACACTATCCGTAAGCTTCATATCACTTCTGCTGTGTCCGGTGCTGATCCTACTACGTGGTATGCTGATGACCCTATCTCTTGGACTGGAGCTGCTTCTCAGTGGTCTGTAACTCAGACTCCGAATGGAGTTGTGTTTTTAGGGTGGGACCATTGGTATTTATTTGATGGTGCTGGAGCAAAACCGGTCTTTGATGAGTTTGATACCAACGATATATTAGAAGCTTCTTTTGCTGATACAGTTGGTTATTACCACAAGGGAGTGTTCTTAGCGGCTTACACGGATAGAGAAGGTGCAGCTCAGGCTCACGACAGAATAATGCGATACAACTTTAAGAGAGAGACATTAAGTTATGACCTTTGGACAGATACTTTGCTCTTTGGTGCTAATTGCTTTGCAGCACGTACTGGTGATGACGAACCCGGAGATCTTTATTTCGGTGATTCTAAAAATGGCTATGTTTTAAAGTCTCAGGACACAGACAGTATTTATAGCCTTAGAACAAAGGCACAGTGTCTTCAAGGGACTGCAAGTGACGTGTTTATAGGAGGTACAGAAAACTCTCCGTCCATAGAGCTCGGAGCAGATACAGCTGCAGATGCTATTCCTGATGACGTGTGTATCTTCTGGGATGATGAAGCTTCTGATCCTGGAACTGGATGGGTAGAGGTTACTGGGTATGAGGATAGGATTATTAAAATCTCTACAACAGCTCTTACAACCGCTGCAGGGTCTGCTCATACGCATACGCTTACAGGTTCTATCCCTCCGTGGACGGGTACAACAATTAACTCTGGTGATGGTAATCCTAACGCTGTCGGTCCTCATTCTCACGAAGTTTCTTATGCTTCAGACGGGGCTACTCCGCTACCAAGACATATTAAATACAGGATATTTAAGTCCAGTAGCAACACAGCTACAGAGTTTCCTGATGGAGCTATTGTTATGTGGGATCAATCCAGCCCTCCAGCTGGGTGGTTGATGCTTCAAGACGTAGGATATTATATATCTCAAGGAACGGCTGATTTAGCTCTTACAAACTCAGCAACACACGGACATACTTTTAACATCCCTACAGGAACTGCCGCAGGTAACTTAGCTCAGTCTGATGGTGGTGGTAACTGTCCTCGGTTTGGGCATACTCATATGGTTACAGGAGAAATAGCAACAGCAACTCTTGACACCTGGGAAGTTGATAATGCGCAGTTTAGCTTTATTAAGAAAGTCGGTGAGTCTGATACTTGGGACGGTGTAGATAAGTATATCTATTGTCTCTATGCTTCATCTGGGACTCCTGATGCAACTTGGGTTAACGTATCAACTACTTATGATGAAATGTGTATTAAAACAGCCATCGCTGCTCCTTCAACAGGAGAAGCAGCAAACGCAGAGCATACTCACACAGCAGGGACATTTGAAACAAGCACTGAGAGCGATACCTGGGGAAATAGTGGTTACCACGCCGATACTTTTAAGGCTCCTCATACTCATAATGTTGAATTGTCTGCAAGTTCTGAGGACGTTGGGACACCTGCGACTGTTACCTTTAGACTGTTTAAAAAGGTGCTTGGCAAGATGAAAGTATATAATGATGCTATTAGTTCTTCATACACGTCAGGAAGCTGGACTTCACCTGCGTTTCAAGTTAATGCAGAGACTCTTAAAGAGATGTTCTGGAATGAAACATTGGTAGGAACTGATAACATCCTTGTGCATACTCGTACTGGAGCTTCCCAGACTGCTTGTGAAGCGGCTGCGTGGAGTGCTGGGCTTACAGACCCTAACGGTAGTACGATCGTCTCTACTCCTGCCAGTTGGTTTCAGTGGAAGGCAGAGTTTACAGCTGATGATTCTAAGGTCTCTTATCCACGCCTTTACTTCACAAATGGATATGTGGTCAAAATGTCATATCACACTGGTACTACTGACGTTGAAGACTCTGTTAACTTTATATATAAAATAGGTTTTAGAAACTTCGATACTCCTGGCTTAAATAAGATTATGAAGAAGATAATCTCAAAGCACGAAGGTACTGAAGGTTCTTTCAATGTTTACTGGGAGACAGAAAACTCATCTGGTACGTTTACGGTATCTTTATCTACTTACCCTGAGAGGTGGGAGAGCTACTTCCCGTCTGATGCTATGGGTAAGAAGGTGTCGTTTACTATCAGTAAAAACGATAACTACGAATTTAGGATTAGTGAGCTTGAAGGCTTATATAGTCCAACGGACTTAATCATATGATAAACAGACCAGCACAAATGACTTCAATGAACGACGAACAGTTACCTGTTCTAGATAGTATCTTAGATACTATTTGTACAAAGGCTCTATCTGTAAAGTACTCCGGTGTCTTACCGACATCGAGTACTGTAGCAGAAGGGGAAATCGTCATCTATGATGATGACGCAGGAACTAAACGACTATATGTCATAACGGGGAAGAAGAATCTTGGATACGTCAATCTTACATAAAAATGTTAATAAAGAGATTAAGTTAGAACCTCCTAAGGCTCGGTCGGCAATTCTTAATGTTGAGAAAGAGATAGGAAAGATGCCGAACGCTATGCACGGAGACTGTTATCCTTTAGAGCATGATTTCCTTGAAGGGTGTTATGTCCGGAAGATAACAATCCCTGCAGGGCATATTTTAACCAGTAAAATACATAAGGTTACACATCCTTACTTTGTTCTTAAGGGAGATGTGTCTGTCGTTACAGAGTCCGGCTTACAAAGAATACACGCTCCGTATTATGGGATCACAAAGGCAGGAACTAAAAGAATACTCTACACTCATTCTGAAGTCGTATGGTACACAGTCCACGTTACAGACAGTCAGGATTTAGAAGAAATAGAAGACCAGATTATTGCTAAAACATTTGAAGAATGTGGACTTGAAACAGAACAAATAACAAAGGAGGACTTATGTCTTGGGCAGGAATAGCAGCAGCGGTAGTGGGTGCGGGAGCATCAGCGTACTCCGCATCACAACAAGGTGGAGGTGAGGGCGGTTATGATGTTTATGTGCCTCCTTATTACAATGAGAATGCAGGGATTAACTATCAGAATAATCTAAAGTCTTCTGCGTTCTTACAGACTATGCTTGCTTCTTTACAAGCTGGGGTTATGCCTCCTGGGATGGAAGCTGTCCTTCAGCAAATAAGAGATAGCAAGAGGAAAACCCTACAGCAAGATATGTATGGGCGTCCAGGGCAAGCAGGAGGCTCTATAAACGACGTTGCGACGTCACAGGCTAAAGCTAGTGGCGTAGGCCCTAAAGGTGTCGTAGCGGCTCAAAGAACGGCATTACAGGACTATGCAGATAGGCAACGGCAGGTTGAGGACTTTATTAATCAGAATAAGTATGACTTTATGTCCAGAGCTAATCTTGTAACCCCTCAGATGATGCAGAACAGCGCTAATCCTGGACAGGCTCAGATGATCCCATACAGTATGCCTGGTCAACAAGGTGTTGATCTAAGTGGTCTAAACAACATAAACTGGGACCAGATATTTAACAGAACCTCTCCTGCCACAACACCTCAAGATAATGTTGTAGGTGGAGGTTCACAGTTCAGCAATAACCCTGCACAGGCTATTGCGTCAATTAATAAGACGTATAAGCCACAAGGATTATTCCCATATACAAACCCAGGATTTGGTTATTAAGGAGGAATTATGCCTATACAAGAAAGAGTAAGATACCAAATGCCTAAGCAAAACCCTGGAATTGCTGCTCTCGCAGGAGCTCTTAGTGGGTTTGGTGGGCAGTTACAAAAAAGACAAGATCTCAAGACAAAAGAACAAGAAAATCAGATGAGCATTCTACCAGCATTAATCAATAAAGGCATGATAAAGCCAGGTGGTGGGATTAATGCAGGAGGTTTAAACTTGGGTTTACAAAACCCTCCTCAAGACGCTTCGAATCTTCTTGATCTGCAAAGAATTAAAGAGTCTCAGTTTGATATGAGCGGAAAAGGAATATTAGCAAAACAACTTGCTAAAGCTATGGGGACAGCAAGTATGATGAGCGGAGGATTTAATCCTGATGATGTTCTTACAGCTTTCCAGAATCCACAACTGTTAACTGCTTTAAATGCAATACTTCAGGGTGAAGCAACTGCAGGTAAACCAATAACAGAAGAGATTGCTTTAGAATATATGAAAAAAGCTAAAGGAGATAAAGATTTGGCTAGACAATTAGCCATCCAAGACGGATACTCATTATAATGGATATATTTGATACTATAGGAAACACAGGCTCAAGGTCAGATATTTTTGATACAATCAAGCCTGATACTGCTAAGACTGATGCTTTTGATAAGATAGAAGAACCTAAGCAAAAGCCCAAGGTTAATCTGAAAGACGTCTTTAAGGCAAGCGTCGGTGTCGTTCCTTACAAGATGCCTCAAGATGAGGCTACGGCAACTAAACAAGCAGCCTTACAGGGATTATTTGGAGTAACGCCCGATCGTCCTGACTTACAGTCTAAATATCCAGTAAAGACTTTTGCTACTAAAGCAGTGACTGGCGTTGCCCCTTACTTAACTGGAGGAGGTCCTGCTGCGTTGCTAACAAAGTTTGCTATTATCCCAGCCGCAAGAGAATTTGTTCGTCAATCTACAGACCTGTCTGAAGAGAATAAGAATCTTAAAGGATGGCAAAGAGCCGCAAAGGTGGGGACAGCCGGTGCTCTTGGATATGCAACCGGTCGTGTGTTTCAAGGTGCTGATATTCTTAAAACCGTTGCAAAGAGAGTATTGACAAGATCTGGTGCTGGTTTATTATCAGGTGCTGAGAGTGTTTTACAAGATATGGAAAGTGGGAGAGACCCAGATATTAAACAAGCATTATATAACTCTGCATTAAGTTCTTTGATGATAGGAACTCTTGGTCTCGTAGCTGAGGTACCCTCTTTGCGAGGTGCAGTTATGAGAGAGGCAAACTTATTAAGAGAAACTGACCCTGCAAATGTTTTAATTAAAGGTAAGCCAGCTCCTTTAAAGGATTACGGTAAGGCTGTCGAATATTTAAAGATGCGGAAGGTCGACCCGGAGTCTCTCTCTCCTGTCTTAAAACAAGCTATTGCTTCTAAGTCGAGTTCTCAAGTTATGAAGAACATGATGAAGAACAAACCTTTTGGTAGTGACACAAAACTTTATATGAATGTCCTTAAAGAAAAAAGTAGCAGAACACGTCTTAATTTAATAGATGAACTTATCTACAAGAAAGTTAAATCTGCTACCGGGAGAGAACCTTCTTTTGATTGGCGTACAGGATTAGATTATAAGCTTGATTATTCTAAAATGAATCCTCGTGTAAAGTCAGAGATCCAAACTCTGATCAACTTCAGAAAAGAGATCTCTAAAGGTGCAGATCCGGCTATGATCCTTATGAAGATGGAGGCGTTGAAGAAGACGACAGATAAACAGTACATTGCAGAAGTGCTAAAGCGAGAGCGAGACATCTCAAGCCTGTATAAGAAACAAGCTCCAGAAATTAAACCAACTTTAAAACCAACAAAGTTCTTTGCTAAGGGAGAGGTTGAGGTTGCAGGAAAGACTTTTCATTCAAGACCTTTGTTAGCTCCGAATCCATCGCAAGTCAAGACTGCTACACCTTATATACAAAAGGCTTTAGACTCTGTTAAAGAGAGCCAGATGGAGAAAGAACCATCTCAACGAAAGAACATACCACCTATAGAAACTATCAATAACTTACATCGAGATTATCTTGTCCGTCTTGTTAATAAAGAAATGGAAAAGAATAGTTCTGAGGCACAAATTATTGATAAGTTACATAACGCTATATTAAAAGATTTCCCGAGGAGATATTCCTTTGTCACGTCTCATACCGGTCGTGAAGAATCTCCAAGGATTATGATTTACGATTGGAAGAATCTTCGGAATGTCGAGATGGCAGAAGCTGCAAAAGACTTGAAGATAGAGAATTACTTAAGAAAACAAAAGAACATGCCAGAGATAACATTTAATGACATTGAGTTTATGAAAGATGTCTTTGCTGGTCAGCCTAAAGGTGTTATCAAGCAAACCAAAGAAGCTTTTATTAGAGAATATAAAAGAGCTGACATAGGTCCTCTTATTGACGAGATCGAGACAGAAGGGGAAACTGTACCAGCTCCAGCGCCTGTCTCTCCTGATGCAGGAGTGCAAAAAGCTAAAGAGCTCATTGAGGCTTTTAAAAATGTTTCTGCTCCTGAACCTTCGACGAGGAAGACAATGCCTTCTAAGCAAAGCATTGAAAAAGAATTAAGTCTGTTAGGATTAAATGATGCTCAAATAGATAAAGTAATCAAGACAGGAAATGTATCAGGTGTCGTTGATGAACTCTTAGGAAAAATTGATGCTTCAGGTGTTCCAGATAATATTGAAATAGTAGAAAATACTAATGGTTCAAGAAGTATGGTCATTCTTCCTGAAGCAAAGCATATGTCTGGTCAAGTTAACATTGGGACACAATCACATTCAGATGCAGTTGCTATGGCAAGAGATCAAGGGATAGAAGATATAATAGAAATATTAAATAAATATGATGTCCCACCTCCAGTCCCTACTACACCAAGTGAAGAAGAACAAGCTATGATTATGGAGAAAGCAGAGCCTCAACAGAAATATAGCGGACCACCATCTCAAGAAAAAGTAGAAGAACAAAAATACACAAGAGACGCTGAAGTTATAAAAGAAGAACAAAAACGAGTCGTTAAAGTTGTTGAACAAAAACACAGTGTCTATAGCCTTCAAAGGTTAGCGCGAAGGCTCTACAACCGTCTTGGTCGACAACCCTCATATAAAGAGTTTATGGAAGCTACTGGTCTTAGCGAGCAAGAAGTTAGAGATATCCGTGCTGGTAGCTTTGAAGATGTCTATCCTGAAGTATCTAAAGAAGAGTGGGAGAAAGTTAAGGTCGTCGACGGAGATGTTCATATTGAACTAAATGCTGTCCTTAATACTCTTGACGAATTATATGCAAGCATGTCCACAAGAAACTATGAAGATGCGATTAACCTTCTTGAGAGAGGTGTCGAGAGAATTAAGACGAGCAAGAGAAAGTTTGTTTATAAATCTTTATTTTTATCCGAGAAGGCTCGCAAGAAACAGTTTGAACAATTTAAAAGTATGGGGATTGGTAATGAGCCAAAGAGCCTCGACCCTGAACTTATTAAGTTTATAAACCAAAAGAAGTTTAAAGAAATTCAGTGGCGCATTAATGACTTAAGAAGAATGGCAGCAGCTTTAGTTAAAGAACGACCATTCCTAATGGAAACCTATCTCAATGAGATTAATAAAAACATTGAAGGTATGTCCAGAGTTAGCCAAACTGTTGCTAAAGAAGCCTTAAGAAATCTTAAAAAGACTTCTGATCCAGAAGATGTCTTGTACTCTATGCAGTATCTTAAAGAAGAAATGCGAAAGTACGAAAGAGATATGAGCTTTAAACTCTCCGACGCAGAGAGAGACGGTGGCGCTACGTTTACTCTTCTGGAGAAGACAACGATAAACACAGACCAGGGTAAATTAGAACTCTTGCCTGGAGACTATGATTGGTTTATCTCTGCTGACAAAGCCTCTTTCTTAATGGCTCATCAAGGACAAAACTATATTATTCCTTCCGTTGAGCTCTCAGGTCTTATGGCAAGGAATATCCTTAAGGTTGGCTGGGAGAGATACGCAAAAGGACACACGGAGGAACAGGTTGAAGTTGAGAAAGAGCCTTGGGAACTTAAAGAGAATCCAGAGGCTGGGTTTGTTGCGTTGCCTCCATCTGCTTTTGAAAGGTGGAAGGTTAAGATATTACGTCATACACCTTTAGAGAGAGAAGCTCCTATGCCTCTTGTTGTTCGTTTTATTATGAACAATAAATGGGCTTCTAATATTGCAGATAGCTTTAAGACCCCTCAGTCTAAAGCAAAGAAAGAATCTCAGCATCGAGAGTTCTGGAAAGCTCCAGAAGAAGGATTCGATTTATTATTTGATGCCCGTATGTATGAAGATTCTGTAAAAATGCTTGCGCGGGTAGACCTACAGCCTATTCTTGATGACGTTCTTGAGAACGTTAAGAACTTTACAGGTAAGAAAAAGAAAGAAGAATACCAAGAAGTTCTTGATGTATATTCAGATATGATGGCTGTTGCTTCTCAAGAGGTCCAAGTTAATGCTTATGATCCAAACAACTATGGCTGGACGTTGCTAGGAGACGGTCCTCATAAATCTCAAGAGGAAGCCGAAGCATATCGAGTTTATATTAACGATATGTACAATAAGTTCAATATTCCTCCTCAGGATAGAATCCCGGACGCAGATTTACTTGCTGGAAGAAAGCACGTTATCTGGGATTTGCTTGTTCATCCTAACGTTATGAATAACAATAGTTTACATAAAGCTATTTTATTCTATAAAGCTCAGTTGGAAATGCCTTTTCTTGAAGCCCAATTAAAGCTTGGAATCTACTCTAACTCTGACATTTGGAAGACAGTACAAGAAGGATACCACAAAAAAGGTTGGGATCTTAAAGGCGCACAACTTGTAGGAAGTCAAGGATCTCAAGGACCACTTGCTCCTGTTAAAAGACCTCAGAGAGAAATACGTTCTCAAGAAGAGTTCTTGCAGAGAGGCGCTCAGCAAGGGTGGGTACCTGTTAATGACTTCTTTAATGATAATTTTAATTATATTGTAGATGCCTTTAGAGGGATTAAACAAGCCCAACTATTAAAAGAGTTTCTAAAGTTACCTCTCGGTGGTCCAATCGAATACGAGAGTGAGAACCTTAAGGCTATAAATGCAAAGCATCCTTCTCCATATAACTTTAATGCCGTCGAGAATGTCATAAGTCCGGTTATTGTAAAAGAGGCTGAAAGGATCTCAAAACTATCTGGAGAAAAGATAGAGCCACAGCGAGTTCTTCAGGAAGGTGGTTGGATCCAAGGGCGATCTGAGTACGGTCTTGATAAATGGTATCGTGGATCGTTTTATCCTCCGTATATTTATAAAAGTGTCTATGATCAAATCAAGACATTATGGATGAAAGAGCCTTCGTTTGATGATTTAAAAGATTTAGCAAAAGGACTACAATATGCTAAGTTCTCTTTGACGGTTGTTCCTACTGACCAGGTGTCGCAGTATATTGGTAACATATTACTTGATAGACCTAAGTGGCAGGTGATACCGTATTTGATCGGAATACTCCCAAGGACATTCTTTCATGCTGCTCGCGGATTTAAAGATATAGGTCCTAAGATAAAAGCCGGAGAGTATTCTCCTACAAGCGTTGGTCGGACAGAAACAGAAGTTGCTTGGACAAGGTTATTCATAGAGAGTGGAATGACTGCAATCGCTGGTTATCGTTCATATCTTAATCATTTGGTTGATAAGGTTGATAGAGGTATGTTTCCTCAACGACAGGATAAGAAAGATGATTATAGCGACTTTATGTGGTCTTTCCTCGGTTCTAACCACGCTGTTATGAGCGAAATGGTGGCTCATGACGTATTAGAAGCGGCTATTCGTATGGCAGAAAACAAGGTAAGCGAAGGTTTCTCTGTCGAAGAAGCAGCTAAATATACAAGTCATTATATGAACACTGCTGTGTGGCAGCTTCATAGAGCTTCTTGGCAAGGAGGAGTTGGGGGAGCATTAAGAAATGTCTCTATTTCTAGGAATTTTCTTATTGTTCCTTTTAGGATATTAGCTTTAATCCTTCGGGCTTCTCCGTTCGGAGAGTTAATAAAGCCTTATGTGCGTTTTAGGACAGCGACAGGAGGAATGGGTGGGAAGCCACAAAAGCTAATCTTAAATACTGTTTTAGCAACAGATATTCCTGAGAGATATGCAGAAGAACTTGGACATAAATTCTTAGGAATGCTAATCTCTTTACTAATTGCAGAGTTGACTGTAAAGTCTATGTTACAGTACTCTTTTAGCTTTATGGATGATGGGATTAAAGACGAACACGGTGAGACCGGATATAACGCAGACGGTTCTCTTAATCTCGCCGCTAAGAAAAGGTTTATGGTGTTTAATCCTCCAGGGTACCGGATGACAGCTAGGGCTTTCAGGAATGTTAATGGTCGTTTAATGGCTCTTGATTTCGGAGCCTTTAAGCTTACTAAAAGTTTAGGAACTATTATGGCATCTGTTGTTAATAACTTTATTAAAGTTGCTTTTGGTAAAGATGCTATTATTGGAGGAGGGATCCTTCAATATCTTGGAGGGAAGATTGGTCCTATAAATACAATATTAGAGCTTTTTAACAATAGAGACTCTTGGACTGGAGAAGAGATTTTTGATAGGAATGAACCTATTATGTCTCTTGACAACGCTAAAAGAGTTATTAAGAAAGGATCGGAAGGTGTTCGCCCGATACAACCCTTCGTTGGTGAGAATGACGTTCCATTAAGCAAGAATAAGGTTGTCGACGCTATTCTTAAAGTAATGGAATTAGGAGGTGTCGGATTTAGACAAATGCCTCCATATGCAGGGAAGATAAGCATGGAAAGATACCAGAAAGATGCTGCCAAAGTCCGGACAGAAGCACTTCGCCAGAGAGAAGCAACAGAGGGCATCAGGACAATGAAAGAGCTTATGAAGCGTCTTAAAGAAGGAGAGATGTCTCCACAGACAATTCAGAACAGGGCAGAGAGGATCGTTGCTCCGGTTGGTTCTTTTTACAAGCGTAATCAAAAGGCAATACAAAAGTTTAACAGCAGACAAAAAAAGCGTTGACAATTTCACACCTTAGTGCTACTATCTTGCTATGGTGCGGAATACAAAATCAAATAAAAAATCTCAGAAGCCCAAAGGTTTAATTACCGATGGGCTTTTTCCGTCGAGGAAGTGGGGTGGACTACCGCAAGGTAGTAAAGGTCCGCACCTTACCACCCCACCCTCAGCTTTCCACGCATGCGGTTGTCCAAAAGGAAAAACAAAACTCTGCTCTAAACACGGGAGGTATTAATGCTTGAGATAAGTGTTAACTCACTATCAACAATCCGTGGTTGTCCGATGAAATATAAGTGGCATTATATCGACGGGTACACGCCTTACAAAAAATCTAATCACCTTACTCTGGGTTCCGCAATACACTCTGCATTTGATATGTACTACAATAAGTTCCCCGACGAGGAAGTTATGAAAGCTTGCAAAGATATGATTGATGCTGAAATCTCTAAAGCTTCTCCGGCAGAATCTGAGGACTTGCACCTCCTTAAATACGTTCTGCTTGGGATGTGGATTAACTTCCCCAAGTCTCTCTCTTCCTTTAATAAGATAGACCCCGAGCTAAAGTTTAGGATTAAGCTCTTTGACGATATTTGGTTTGTAGGGCGTGTAGACGGGCTTGTGCGAGATGATGAGGGTAGGTTGTGGGTTAGGGAATTAAAGACCACTAGCATGTCATTTCAGCAGTTTGAGAGGCGTTCTAAGACCGCTACCCAGGGAACTGCCTATGTCTGGGCTATGCGTAAGCTTGGACACCCCGTTGTGGGTATGATGTACGACTTTATTAAGAAGCCCTTGCTCCGTAAAGGTGTCCGTGATGACGTAGATACCTTTGGTGCACGTATTATGGATGACTACAAGAAGCGTCCAGAGTTCTACTTTAAACGCCACTTTTCATATCGAAACGAAGAAGAGTTAGCGTTGTTTGAAGAGGACTTATTAAAGACAGCCCTTGAAATACGAGACAGGGCTAAAAATAACAACTGGTGCCGGAACCAAGACCAATGCTGGAACTTCAACTCTGAGTGTCCCTATCTCAAGATTTGTTTCCAGAAGGTACCCGACCCGTTAACGCTACAACTTTACTTTGAACATAAACCGAGGGAAAACAAAGGAGGTACGGATGAACATCAAAAAGGAAGAGATAAAGGTTGACGACTACGACGACACTTTTATCGAAAAAGAAAAAGCAGATGCTAAGACACCTGACGAAGTTGAAGAACAAGCATCAAAAGAAGCAACGTTAAGTGCAATCCTCGACGCTGTAAAAGAGCTTACCAAAGTCACTGGCGAACTCAAAGCAGAGTGGGCTAAGTGGAGAGTTGCAGGTAAGTTTTAATGAGTCATAAAATGCACGCTAATAGCACAAGTTCTTACGCCCAAGTCAACTGGGAAAGGCATTTTAAAACTATTATCGCTGCTTCTTTCACCGACAGAGGTCAAACCGACCAAGAAATTGGTGATAAGACTGGTATGAACAAGCAAACATGCAGGTCAGCCATTTGCCAGATGATACAACAAGGGCTGTTGTTTGAGAACCACAAGAAGAAGTATGATGACCGAACTGGAAGATGGGTATTATGTTGAAAACTATCCTAAAGAAAAGCAAGGAGAATTATGGACGGACTAAGCAAAGTACCAAACAAGATTGACAGAGGGATCTCTTTCATTATATACAGCGACCCAGGGATCGGTAAGACAACTCTTGCGGGTACGCTTCCTGTCGGAGAGACTCTCATTGTGAACACCGAAGCAGGCATAGGACCGTTGTTAGGCTCTGGGCACTATGTTTTTAACGTAGGAAAAGCAGTCCTTAGTATGAACTTCGAGAAAGTTATGAGCGAACTTTATAAGAAGATAAGGACACAGAGCCTTGGGTTTGAGGTTAAGAACGTGGTCATTGATAACGTCAGCGAACTCATTGACCAACTTACTATCTACTACACAGAGGGCAGAGGCAAGCTATTCCCAGAGCTTAAAGAACGTGGTGACGCGGCTTACAAGCTGATTGAGTGGATACACAACTGGCGTGATTTGGTTGACTTAGGTATCAACGTCATCTTTAACGCTTGGGAGTACCCCTATGAAATCTCTCAGAACAACGGAGTCCTCATAACACAGACTGCGCCTATGGTTGGTGCTAAGAGTTGCAGGCGTATCTGTGGGCTTGTTGACGTAGTAGGTCATCTTGAGATAGACCCAAAGACAGATAAGAGATGGATACGCTTTGGACCATCAGCACAATACTTAACAAAGACGCAGTTTAAAGGCTTAAAAGCTGGAGAAATCGCTGATTTATCTATGATTTTAGACGCTCTTAAAGCCTATGACTACGAAAAGGAGGAGAAATGACAAAAATGGATTGGGATAAAGAAAAAAAAGGTAGTAATGTAGTATTTCCAGAGGGTACTTATAAGGTTCGTATCGACAAGCAAGAACCGGTTACGGCTTCTACTGGAACCAAGCAGATACGATGGTTTGCTAAGATTGTAGAGCCTAAGGAGTTTGAAGGACAGACCATAGTTATTCATACACCGTTGACAGAGAAGTCTTTATGGAAATTAGCAACGTTGGTATCTGCCTGTGGACTTGTTAACCTACCGGTTATAGACACAGAGAGTGAGATGTTTAATCGCATCTGCCAAGCTTGCGTAGGTAGGACTTCTTACTGGCGCAACGTACCTAAGCCTGACCTTAACGGAAACCCACGTAACGAGATAGTTCAATTCTCTACAGATGCTGACCAAGAGTTAGCAGAGGTTTCTTTAACAGACCCAGATACCCCTGAGTTCGAAGAATGACAAAGGCGAGCCCGCAGATCTACAACGGCTATCTCAAGATAGCCCACGAGTTGTTTGAAGCTATGATTATGTCTAACATACCTTTTAATCATCGTAAGGTTTTAGACACAATCATACGCTACACATACGGCTACAATAAGAAATCTAACCATATTTCTATGGAGAATTTTAGGGTTCTTACTGGTTTGCGGGCTCAGAATATCTGCAGATGTATCAAAGAATTGGAAAGAGCTAAGGTAATAGTTGTTATCCACAAGGATAAGATAGTTGAGTATGGAATTAACAAAAATTACTACGAATGGCTGTGCTATCGCTCCCTTTATAACTGGCGTAGTGTTATCCAGGTGGATAAGTTATCCAGAGGGATAATTATCCCTGAGGATAATAAATGCATCCACGTGGATAACGACTTTATCCCTGTGGATAACAACTTTATCCCTGAGGATAACAACTCTGTTGCAAGTACCAATGATTCCAATGGGTTACAACCACTAAATACAACATTAAATAAAACATTAAATAAAACAAAAGAC